TGAAATCCGTTTTATCCAAGAGGCTAAAAACGATAAAATGCGCAAACAACTCATCAGCGACACCAACGAGGGCAAGATACGGGTACTCTTTGGTTCTACCGATATGCTTGGCACAGGGGTTAATGCACAGAAAAAAGCCGTTGCTGTACATCACTTAGATACCCCTTGGCGACCCAGTGACCTACAACAAAGGGACGGACGTGCCATTCGCAAGGGTAATGAAGTGGCTAAATATTTTGCTGATAATAAGGTGGATGTAATTATCTATGCTGTTGAAAAGTCTTTGGACTCATACAAGTTCAATCTACTATTTAATAAACAACTCTTTATCGACCAACTTAAGAACAATAAGCTGGGCAAACGAACCATTGATGAGGGTGCTATGGACGAAAAGTCGGGAATGAACTATTCTGAATATGTGGCTATCCTCTCAGGAAATACCGATTTACTCGAAAAAGCGAAGTTGGAAAAGAAGATTGGAGCTTTAGAGAGTGAAAAACAAACGTTCTTACGCTCTAAATATACCTCTAAAAACCGTTTAGATAACCTCTGTAGCGATTTGAAAGCCCTACAAGACCGCTTACATCGTTTTCAGACGGATTGGCAAAACTTTTCAGATAAAGCGGTGCGCCGAGAAGATGGTTCAGTAGTCAATGCTTTGCGTTTGGAAGGATTAGACGAAAAGAGCAGTGTAAAGCAGTTAGCCCAAAAATTACAGGACTATGCCCAAAACGCTCGTACCAAAGGCGAATATCAAGAAATAGGAAGTATCTATGGTTTTCAGATATTAGTTAAGACTGAAGTCTCCAAAAAAGACGAACTTGACCTAAAAGAAAATCGCTTTTTTGTACAAGGAGAAGGAGGTATCAAGTACACCTATAACAACGGACGATTGGCAAGTGACCCTAACTTGTATAAACAAGATAATGGGCGGTACTAAAAAGGGAGAACATAAAAAAGCACCGAAAGCCTTATAAATAAAGGGATTGAAGCCAAAAAAGGCAAAAAATCGGACAAAACGAAAAGTACAATAACTACCATTTAATTACCGAGTAATTGCCGAATAACTACCAATTAAATAACCTTAATTACCTACATAGGGTATAAAGATACCTATTAATTACCCAAACCCACTAAAATAGCTCCTTTGAGGGCTTTTTTTATGCCCTGAAATAGCCTTAAAAGCCCATTGAAAAGCCCTATAAAGCACCCCGAAAAGGAGGGTGAGAAGTACTCCGAAAAAACCTCCTTTTTTAGGTTAGGGAGACACTTAGGGGGACACTTAGGGAGACAAAAAAGCACCTAAAAACAGAGAGTAAACCCCCCTATACTTATACCCACATGCAAGCAATACCCCTTTTTTATAGAGTGGAGGGGGGTGTATTGTAGGAGATTTTATACTATATTTTTACGTAATTTATTGATTTACAATTAATTAATCAGATTTGCAGACGATTTTATACCTTTTTCCTCTTCCAAATGCTTGATTTGTTCCTTTAGGTTATGGACATCAACCTCAAGGTCTGCAATTTTTTGGTAGTTTGTTACTGGGTCAAGAAACTCAAAGGATAGGTGCATTTTGGCTTCCCATATTTCCTTAACGTCTTCAATAGGAATCCTTATATTCCCATACTCTCGGTTATCGGAGGAGCAGTATAATGATTTATACTTTTTTATACGATTTTTTACCCTTTTGACTATAATACCCTCATTGATTGTAACTATAATATATACCCGATTATCCGTCATATATTCCCAATTATCGACAAATTCACCAATTATATAACTTCCGTCCTGTAAGGTTGGATACATAGAAAGCCCTTTTACTTGGAACATACGGAAGGTACCTCCATAGAGTCCAGGTACATTATACATTGGTAGCTTTTTTATATAGTTTTCGTCAAAATATCCAGTAAGATAGCCTGCTTGTGCCCTATATTCTACCAAAGGAATAAAAGCCTCATCTTCATCATCATTCACAACTACTACTTTAGGGACGAGGTCTCTTCCCTCTACTATTTTAACTATAGGTTTTTCCGCTTCTTCTTTTCTAAGCATTTCACCTTTACCTGTAAGTAGCCATTCGAAATTTATTTCGAAATTGTTTGCGATTTTCTCTAATACATTAAATTTAGGCTCTGTGTTAGCTATATAATTTCGAACATTAGCTTCATTTATACCTATCTTATTAGCGAAATCGCTGTTATTTCCCTTGGAAAAATGATCAACAAGAGATTTTATCCTTTCATTAATTGTACTCATAACCAACTAATTAAATGTTTAACCGAAAAATAATTCGGATTTTATTTGCTTGTTTCGAAATTTATTTCGAACTTTGCACCGCTAAACGAAACAAAATAACGAATGGACAAAGGTATAAAAATTCCTCGAAAATTCAACCCCTTAGTGGTAGAAAAATTATCGGTAAAGTTTGGACTGTCAAAAACTTATATTCGTCAGTGCCTAAACAAAACACGAAACAGCTTCACTGCTGATACTATTTGTAAGGAATACAAAAAGTATGAAAACGAAATCAACAACGTTTTAAATGATTCATTATGAAAGAATTAATTAACACCATTGAACAAACAATGTCCAGTTTTGAAATAGCAAAACTGACTGGAAAGCAACACAAACATGTAATGCGCGATATACGTGATTTGAATATAGGGTACGAGAACTTACATCTGCCCAAAATTGGGCAGATGTTCAAAATCACCGAGTTACCTAATGGAGCTAAGAGAAATGACCCTTATTTTGAATTGACCAAAATGCAGACATTTGACCTTCTGACTGGGTATAACACCGAATTGCGTATTAAGGTCAATCGTAGGTGGGCTGAGTTAGAAGCCTTGACACAAATCAAAATGCCCAAATCTCTTAATGTCTATGGAATGGAAGCCCTGCCATACGTGGAGTGGTTGCTACTACATAACTACTCGGTAACCAGTGGGCAGTATCACGCCCGTATCCGCAAGCACCCTCAGCACTTCTACAGGGCGAGTACAGGTAAGTGGTATATCAATAAGGTGTTCGCCGAGCAACTACTAACCATAAGGCAAGGAATGCAGGCGCTAAAAGAAGTGAAGGGCTTGCCGCAAGTACATCAGATGACAATTTTTGAAGTGATTGCGGAAGTAAAAGCAGAGCAAGAGAAATTAAATCAACCTAAACAATAGAAAATGAAAATAGGAGACAGAGTAAAACAGATTGACCTTGACGAATTTGACGAGGATAAAGGTATCGGAATTGTTATCAAAGTATATGATGTAGATGGTATGACTCGTGTAGATGTTAGGTATGTAGATGATAGTGGTATATACATTTATTTCATTGAACAATTAGAGGTTGTAGAGGATTAAAAAAGATATTATGAAAATAGGAGATCAAGTAAAAATAAGCCGATACACTACAGACCCCGCAAAGCAACAAGGAAAAATCGGTACAGTGATAGGGGTTTATGACGAAGACGAAATGACTACCGTGGTAAGAGTAGTGTTCGTAACAGATAAGGGTGAGAAATTCTCTGCCCTATATGATATAGATTGCTTAATTCCTGTAAGTGAAGACGATTTAGAAGATTAATCAAAAAGCGGTGAGTCACCGCGGGCAATTAGCTAACGATTAAAAAATAATTTTGATATGAAAAGAAAAACAGTACTTCTGCTCAATAGTCACTTGGATGTGATAGGCAGGGAAATTATCACCACTTTCTTAGGGATCGTGGTCAAACGAGAAAAGATATTGTATAACAGAGCTGTAAAATACAGAAGATAATGAAAAGAAAGGTAAAAAAACAGATTGCTTTATTGGTAAATAAGTTAGTTAAAGAGGAATTTAGGAAACTAAATGAGCAGGTTAAAAACTCGCTAATTATAATAGCCTCCAACATAGGAAAGTCTAATGAAAATGGTACTCTTAACGATAATGAGGAAGATTCGGCGCTTCACAACAATAGTAAAAAATATATTACTGTTGGGTTTGATAGAGATTATAAGCCTAAAAGTTGGAAAACTTTCACCCTTAATATTAGTTAGTTTGAAATCCCTAAGTCAGTAGGACTGACAGCCCAAAGGTTGGCGAAGCGAAATCGCATTAGGGAGCCATAAACGGATAAAAATAAAGCATTATGGAAACAAAGAAAAACAACGGCGTACGCTTTTCCGCTGATGTAAAGATAAGCGAAAAAGGAATTGGCAAGGACGTAAATATTGATATTCGCTATATAGACCTTACCAATCCTATTGAATGGGATCAATTGCAAAAATGGCTTAGTAGGTTAAGACGTACTCTTGAGGTAACTTTTGGCCATGAGGAAACATTGGATTGGTACTGCAATAGCGAGCATGAGCCAAGACGTAGTTGGGATGTATATATAGGAGAGTCGCAGTCACGAACTTGGTTGAATTAGTTAGAAATCCCTAATAGGCTAAGAGCCCAAGCGGTAACGTAGCAGGTCGCACCTGCATTAGGGAGCAAAGGCAAAAGCCAAAAAAACACACAAATGTACGCATACAAGAACAACATATTATCCATACCTGCACGGCTCCTATATGAAGACTGGGGGGTGATGAGCTATGACTACTATAAGAAGCTATGCAATCGTGGTAAGCTCATCACTACCCAACCAGGGAAAGGCTTAGGTAACGAAGCGTGGGTATCTTTCCACGAATTGCCTGTGGTGAAAGGGGTTAATATTAAGGAATTTTGTGTAAGAATGTTGGGCAGGCCCGAAGATAGTAAGATTTTGCAAAATGACCTTGAGCCTCTCTTGGTGCCCGACTTGGAAGCTATTAACTTCTTTTCAAGTCACCGCAAGCCCAATGGAAAGCCCCTAAAGATAGAAGAGCAAAGGGAAAAGGCTACCTCAGCTATGATTTTAAACGCTATTGAAAGCCTCTTTAAAGGGCGTATCAAAAACCCGCTTTACAAAGGGAAAAAGGTGGAGATATGGAAAAACATTAGCGAGGCTGTCAATACGCTGAACCCTGAACGTTGGCACTTTGACCTACCGAATAACCCCAGAAGTTTGCAACGCAAATATAACCAGTATCTAAATGAGGGCTACTATGCTTTTATACACAAAGGAGAGGGATCGGACAACGCCAAGGTAGTAACAGAAGTAATGGAAAGGCTTTTTATCTCTATCTGCTGCATGCCAAACAAACCCTATATGAGTTCGGTGTATGATATTTATAGGCAGTTCCTTTATGGCGAGATAGAAATCTTTGACAAAGCCACTGGTGAACTTTTCAATGTGGAGCAGGACTTTTGCGACGAACATGGAAACATCTTAGAAGTATCTGAAAGCACCGTGAAACTATGGCTAAACAAGCCCGAAAATCAGTTGGTTATCAAAAAAGCTCGCAATGGAGAATATGACTTTAGCCACAAGGAACGTCCGCATGTCAATCGCCATGCACCGCTTTACTCTATGAGTAAAATCACCTTGGATGACCGCGACCTAATGCATACCAAATTACCTAATGGAGACAAAGTAATGGCCTACTATGCTTATGATGTGATGAGTACTGCCCTAATTGGTATTGCTCACAGTAAAAAGAAAGACAACGAACTCTTCTTGGACTGCTTCCGCTCTATGTTTCGCTTTACGGCTCAATATGGATTAGGCACCCCAATGCAGATAGAAGTAGAGCGACACCTTACAGGCGAACACGTGGAGGGCTTGCTCAAAGCCAATAACATTTTCCCTTTTGTGCGATTCTGTAATCCTACCAATTCGCAAGAGAAGTATGCCGAGACCATGATCCGAGGTAAGAAGTACGGGATAGAGAAAGACAGACACCAAAATGTAGGGCGACACTATGCACGACGAGACAGCAACCGAGTAACCACACAAAAGATATTTGACGAGTTCAACGATAACTACAAGGAGGCTAAGGCTACCTATGAAGAGATAGTAGCCTCAGAAATGGAAGAGCAAACCCTCTATAACAATCAGCCACACCCCGACCAAGAGCGCTTCCCTGGAAAGACACGTTTGCAAGTATTTTTAGAGAATGTAAATCCGAACCTACCGAAACTCAACCGAGCCCTCTTGGCGCAATATATAGGCAGATGTGTGCCTACTACCATACGTAGGAACCAATATGTAACCGTACAATATCAAAAGTACCAATTGCCCAACCCACAAGTCATTTCCCTGCTTTCCTCCTACGAGGTACAAGCGTATTACTTACCCAATGAGGAGGGTGTAGAGGAGGTGTATTTGTACCAAGAAAACCAATTCCTCTGCGAGTGTAAGCGCCTTAAGAGCTTCAACCGAGCTAATGCCGAATGGACAGAAGCCGATAAGGAGATATACCAAGAGCAAATGCATTATATCAAGCAGTTTGACCAATATACCAAAGAAAAGACCGCTGAAAAGCTCTCCAAGGTAGGCACGCTTTCGGTGGAGAAAAAGACGCAAAAAGTAGCCGCTTCTGCTCCTATTGTAGCTTATGAGGAGCAACCCACTACTAACTACAAAGCCTATCAGAAAACTAAAACAGAAATGATAAATAAAGCCTTATTAGACCTATGATCACAACAGCATTAAAAGAAAAAATCATTTTGGCGATTGCCGAAAATAGAAAGAACTACCAATCCGACAGCAAGCATGCACAGAGCTTGGGGATTAACACAGCGCAGTACAGCCGTATCAAGAAAGGCGAATTGGAGGGTGTGCTTAGCGATGCCAATTGGGTCAGCATAGCCCGCAGACTCCAAGTACAACTCAAGGACGAACGTCCTTGGGTTACTGTAGAAACAGAGACCTTCCAATACATCTATTTGCAACTTTCGGCCTGCCAAGAGCGTTCCATCTCGGCTATCCTATGCGATAGGGCAGGAATTGGCAAGACACACACTGCCAAAGTGTATGTGAGCAAGAACAAGAATGCAGTGTATATAGACTGCTCCCAGGTGAAGACCAAACAGAAACTCATTCGCAAGATCGCCCAAGAGTTTGGTATTGCCCATACAGGGCGTTATGCCGATGTATATGAGGACTTGGTATTCTATGTAAAACAATTGGAAAACCCGCTTATCATCTTGGACGAGGCTGGAGACTTGGAGTACCACGCCTTCCTTGAGTTAAAAAGCCTATGGAATGCTACCGAGTATGCTTGTGGTTGGTATATGATGGGTGCCGACGGCTTGCAGGCAAAGATAGACCGCAACAAGGACATCAAAAAAGTAGGGTATGCAGAGATATTTGACCGTTACGGCTCGAAATACAGCCGTGTAAGTCCTGCCCAAGACAACGAAGCAATTACGGCTTTCCTCTTGGGACAAATAGCTCAGATAGGCGAAGCGAACGGCTCTACCCTTACCCCCGAACAGCTCTTTGCCCGTACCAAAGGAAGTCTTAGAAAAGTACGCACGGTAATAATGACAAGTGATAAATGACTAATGATAAGCAACAAATGACTAATGACAAAGTAATGATACCAAGGGCTTATACATACGAGGACTTGGCAAGAAAGAAATATAAGACATTACCTCTGAAAGGAGCATGGAAAGAACACTTAGGGGAGATAGAGCGAGCAGGAAGTATCCTTATCTATGGAGATTCGGGGCACGGAAAGACTACCTACGCACTACAATTGATGCGGGAGTTATGCCAAGGGGAAAAGGTGCTATACAACTCTTTGGAAGAGTGCGGAAGCCTTTCACTACTTACCAACTTGGAACGTACAGGGCTTAAGCAGTACAAAAACAAATACTTGGTGTGTGGAGAGCCTTTGGACAAACTCATACAACGCCTTAGCCGCCCACAGCAACCTAAGATAGTCTTTATAGACAGCGTGCAGGCTTGTTTTAGAGGACAGAAAGCAACAGCTTATCATGATCTTATCCTGCAATTTCCTCAAACATTGTTTATAGGGATCTCACAAATGAGTAAGGGAATGCCCAAGGGAGCTGTAGCGGAGGAGTTTTACTGGTTTTGCCAAGATAGAATCTTAGTAAAGGACTTCAAGGCCTATATAGAGAAGACACGAACAGGAGGGAACGAGTTGGAACCCTACATCATCTCCGAGAGCAAAGCAGGAGAAAGAGAACTAAAACTCATAAAATAGAGACAAGTAACTAATGACTAATAGAAATGGAAACCATAGAAAAGCAAAAGACATTTAGGCATTGCCTGCTGTACTACTTAGATTGTAGTTATAGGCAGTATGAAGCGATTAAGTACAAGTACTTCCTTGGCTGGTGTGAAAAAGTGAATCGTGAAAAACGAATCGTGAAAAACGTAGCTGACTTAGTGGGGAATGACTATCTCAACAACTGGTTTGATGACCAATGGCACTACTATGTGGAGTGTGATATAGCGTATTACTATGGCAAGGCACTTAGAGAGGGCGTATTTGACCAATCAGATGTAGAACTAATGATAGAGATTGCGGCAGAGCAGATTAATCATGTATACCCGAAAGTGCTATTAGGTAAAATCAGAAGAGAACTCAAATTTCAAAGCTAATGAACCAACTATATATGGAAGTGCTGAGGCTTGACAACTTTTTGCAAGCCTTGACAGAATCAGAGCGGACAATGATACATCAGTATCACGCCGGCTACAGAACACAGCTACCACTAATTGTATATACCCTATACGAGTATATCAAAATAAAGAACTGGGAAGCCCCCGACTTCCGCTACAACCCAGAAAGAGTATTGACCTGGTATAATCAGGAATATGGGACATGGGAGCCAATAGAGACCCACGAATTATATAAAGCAAAAGTAGTACGATAATTTTAAAAATAGATAAAAAATGAAAGTTATTAAAGATTTAGCAGTAACGGTTACCTATACGGTAGAACTTGGAGGTGTAGAAGTGCCTGATAAAGTTTTTGAACAATTAAATAATATGGCCAAATATGGAATTTCTGTTGGTATTGGAGATTCAGAGAAATATGAAAAAGCCTTTGAATGGCTAATGGATAACATAAGAGAAGATGATGCTATGGAATGGGAATATGAAGTAGGAATAGACGAGTAATAACAATTAAAAAGATAAAAAATGAGTGTAGATTTATCACAGATGAGTGCTGAGGACTTAAAGAAGTTACAAGAGCAACTCAAAGAGAAGCAAAGAGCAGAAAAATTAGCTAAACAACAGAGCAGACAGACACTTTTAGAACTTGAAGCGGAATTGGTAGATGATAACATCGGTTTCTGTCTTTCACAACGGGAGGATGTAGAGGATTTGGTAGCGAAACTCTTCCAAGAAGCAAAGACTATCATAGCCCTCCGTGCCGAGCTATATGGTACCCAAAAGGAGAATCAAGATTCGCATACCTTTACCAAGGCAGATGGTTCGGCAAGTATCCGTATAGGTTGGAATGTACGCCCCGCCTTTAATGGTACAGAGAGCGAAGGGCTTAAAAAGATAAAAACCTATATGTCGTCCTTGGCAGGAGATAGTGAGAATGAAAAACTCCTATTGGAGTTCCTCAATACGGCGCTTAGAACCGATGCACAAGGGAACCTAAACCCACGAGAGGTACGCAAGTTGGGCACGCTAAGGCAAAAGGCTAACAGTGTCCTCTTTGAGGAGGGTATGGAGATCATAGAAAACGCCATTATAGATATACGTACAAGTATGTATATACGAGGGTATAAGTTGGTCACCCTTGAGAATGGCATAGAAAAAAGAGTAAACTTCAACTTCTCTATTGATTAGTGGCGAGCCACTACGAGCAATTATTAGATACCCTGACCTTAGTGTGTTGTTTGTATTAAGGGGACGCCCATAAGAGACCCCCTAAGGCAGGGTTTTAAATAACCTTTAAAAACGATTTAAAATGGAAGAAAAACCAACACATTACTATTGTCTCTGTACGAATAATAGTAAACCTAAAAATAAATTACAAGAAGAGTTTTTAACCTTTCTAAAAAGTATGGACATGTCGCTTTATGAGGTAGATAAAATAGAAGATTTGAAAGTATATATATTCGAAAAATCTGAGGAAATAAATAAAAAGTATAGTCGCTGCGCTCCTTTACGGATTTATTTTATAAGATATACGAATTATAGTCTTTACTTAGAAGGATTTGAAGCAGGAGGTCTACACTTAAGGGAAGCACACCTAATTGATATAAAAAACGATTTAAAATGATTAGCACACGACAACTAAAGATCCTACAAAGCTTTTTTGTAAAAAGGTTTAAGAATAGAGAAGGCCGTTTGGCGTTTCTCTCCTGCCTCGTATTAAGGGAGCTGAGTTCATTCAAGGAACTAACAGAAGACGAAGCTTTTAAAGTGTTAGACTGGCTGAAGTATGATTACAGTAAGGAAGCGCAATTTGATAGCCATAATACGCAACACCTTAGCCTACTGGCAAAATGCCACGAATTGGGCTGGGTACGAGAGGATAATCCTAAGATTCCAGACCTTCAACGATTGGGTAAGTTTATGTTAAGTAAGAGGTGCCCTGTACAAAAGCCCTTAAAAGAAATGACTACTAAGGAAGTCAGTAAGGTAATAGGAGCCTTGGAGAAGATAATCGAAAAACGATATCAATATGAAAAAAAGTGATAAACGACAAGTGACAACTGACAAATGTCCTCACAAGCACCAGGTATTACGCACTATAGGAGGGCATTGTACTGTAGTGATAACTGCTGTGTTTTGCCAAGATTGTGGGAAACAACTAACAAAAACAAAAGTAGAAGTATAACACTAAAAAAACAAATACAATGGAAATAGACGATTATGATATAAGTTACTCCTCAATATGCGATAGAATTAATGGTAACCCTCAACAAGCAAAAAAAGAGCTATTGCGTTTGTGCAGTATGACTATAAAAGCGGAAGAAAAAGTTGAAAAATTAGAAGAGGAACTAAATAAGGCCAAAACTGATGTGAGATTTTTTAAAAAAGGTATATACAACACCTTTCATTACTTTCGTAACCAAATTAGCCAACTACCCTCCTCTGTTATCCTACGTGAAGGAAAGACGATATACATCATTAAGTACTTCGATGAAGATAACATTACAATAAATGTTGAAAAGGAAAGTTTTTAACTCAAAAGACAAACACCAATGAAAATAGAACAATATCCGAGTTGGTTGGTTCCTGTAGGAATCGCTAAGAAACTTAAAATAATAGGATTTGATATGCCCTGCGAATTTTCCTTACCTTTACACCCGTATGGGGATTTTGATATAAGGGAATTAGAGTTTGACTTTGAAAAGGATAACCATAATGACTATATAGATAAATTATCTATACCCAGTTGGGAACAAGCCCTCGCTTGGTTCAGAGCAAAAGGATACTACGACAATCTCGAAGCCACCAGTAAAGGTACTTCTGCCTATATCTTCTATCCAGAATTAGACAATGGAGAATTTTGGGAGTTCGCCTATGAAGAAACCTATGAAAAAGCCCGTGAATTACTTTTACTTAAACTAATAGACCTTTATAAAACAGCAAATCAATGACCTATATAGTAACCATACGCAGTTGTGCGGTAGTTTTGAAGCTCACGTATAAAGGTGGGCTGTTCCAAAAAATGGAAGTCAAAAAAGGCACTTTGGAGAGGGAATATCTCAAACAAATAGGCCTGCTTATTCCTCCATTAGAAAGCCTTATAGAAGAATGGCAAGGCAGTTGGGGTGATAAAGTTACCTACCGAGAGGAAGAAGCGAATCCGCCGAGCTTATACGCCCTATTCTTAGACGAATGGTTTGCCTTCTATAACAGACTATTTGGCTTTGCTCCTAAATTCACCGGGGCGGACGGCAAAGCTCTTAAGGAGATTATCACCTATCTTACGAGCAACTCAGCCGATGAGACAGAGGCCTTATCCACTTGGCAGTACCTACTCAGCAATTGGCAAAAGATGGACGAGTTTCACCAACGAAACACCGATTTGAAATATATCAATTCACAATTAAACAAGATATTACAAAATGCAAAACGAGGTAATAGTCGCGCCAGGCCAACAACAGTTAGCGACAATTTCAAACGAGAAGTTCTTAGAGGCCTATTCGCCGAATAACTGTCTTATGAGAAGTGTAACACTCAAGGGAGTGAGTGATGCTGTTAGTCGTAAGACAGTAAGCTTAGTAGAGATTAAAAAGAACAGAGGACAAGCATTTTTAAGAAGTTACATAGCCCTATGGCTCATAGAGCTTAATGAGCTGTTGAACCTAAAAAATCCCTTATCAGAGGCACAGATAAAGTTATGTACCGAACAAATCATCACAGATTATTCTTTTTTGAAGCTCTCAGAACTCTCACTTATCTTCAAGAGGATTATATCTGGTGAGTTTGGCGAGCTATACGAGCGTATCAGTATGCCAAAGCTAATGACTATCTTTCGCAAATATGAGCAGGAACGCACAGAAGTTGTAATCAGTGAGAGCAGTCAAGATCATGAGAACTTCCGCTATCAAGAAAGCCGAACGGAAAGCTACAATGAAGAGATAGCAAGGTTATTGAAGCGATAAAAAAACATTGACCAAAGCTAACAACGTCTGCTAAAATCCGATTTGGATAATAGCAGGCGTTTTTTTAATTTTGCAGGGTAAAACCCAATATTATTATGCAGACCTATACTCTACAGCGAAGAGAACGACTAAAGCAGCGTAATGAGTGCGTACGCAAGCTCTTTGATACCCTTAGCAAACGCTACCCACAATGGCGAGCAGAGGCTATTATAGCAGAAGTAGCCACACAGATGTACCTTTCCCCTCGTACAGTGGAGGCAATAGTCTTCTATGAGGGAATCTATGCAGAAAAATAATTGAAGAAAGTTTTGGTAGTTTAAAAAATAGTTGTACTTTTGCAATGTCGATTCTGCGGATTCGGCGATACCAACGCCTATGTTAAGATTTATCTTTTCATAGGCGTTCGGGTTTATTGTAGGAACTCTATTTTTTCTAACTCTCCACCTCTTTTTAATATCCATACTTCACTTATCTGTTTCCCCTCTTTAATACTAAATTTAATGAGTTTTTTAAGGTGTCCAATAGTATAAAGTTGCTCATCATAGTCTACCACAATACAATCAGACTGTTTTAACCCTCTTTTTATCATATTTGACACACTCTTTGTCGAATTGTTATGTCCTTCGTGCTCATAGAACTTATTTCCTACTTTAAAGTCGGGACATTTACCCCAATAAGGGGTTCCTTGCAAATCGGCATAAAGTTGCTGATAGAGTTCGTTTCGTAGGGGTGAATTAAACCTTGGTAGTATCATTGTTTCTTTTCCTTGCTTAGCGAAAAAGTCGCAACATTTATATACACGCTCATAGTCCGACCCCTCCATATTTACAAGGTTAGAAATAGTAATCTTTCCTCCATTAGGGTATTCTTTTACCACCTTCTCAATATAGTTTTCTCCGAGCTTTTCCAATCGTTTTTCCACCTGCTTTTCTACTTCCTTAACGACTTTTTCGCTCATTCCTTTGGCGTATGGTATCACGGAAAAGATCTCCCCCGAAAGAGCAGGGTTATTAGCAAAGGCTTCTTTTATGGGAACCTCTTCTGTACGTACTCCTTCTGTTACTGGAGTAGCAGTAGGCTCTACATAGCAACGACAGCCCCAATCATTAGGAGGTAGGTGTGTTTGCCAAAAAGCATGCTCCACAGGTAGCGTAAGCCCGTCCCAGGCACGGTGTGTTTCACGAGTTCGCTCATCGTGTACCGCGTGATAAGTAAGGTTAGGGTATATGCGCTTATTGGCTATATACTCCTCGTACTTTTGTGCTGATAAGGCATTGGCTACTGTTTGGTTGTACTCGGTTTGTAGCCAACGCTTGTTGTAGAGCGTGTCGAGCTTTTCAGCTTCCTTTTTAAATTCATTCCAAGGGAGTACACGCCCGTCTTTGGTAAGGGCCTGCTCTATCTGCTGCTTGAAGCTCGTTTCTTTGAAAGCTGAGAAGGTAGCTATATTGTGCTTGAGGCTACTAACCAAATCGGGGTTTGTTTGTTCTATGTTGGGGCTATAGCCTACTTCTACCGCTTTAGAGAGGTGCTTATAATAATACCTCCATAGCTTTTCCGATAGGGGTTCGCTAACACCTCTTTCTTGGAAAACCATACGAATATACTCCTCAATAAGCCTACTCAAGTCGTTGTCTTCCTTGCTGAGCTTTATAGGCTCATGCTCGGGGCAACAATGGGTGTGATAGTGTAACTTGAGTAGGCTTAGGCTTTTTTTGACTCACCCTCACTACTTCCGCCAAAGGTAGAGGTAGGCATACTTTCTATTTCTACCCCATAAGTACGCTCTATATAGTCCTGGGTAAGGATATAGCCACGCCCTAAGAGTACCCCGTCTATAGTGATTTGCTTGTTAGGGTCTGTGGTTTTCTCTACTGCTATTTTGGCATTGTCGGGTATAGAGTAGCCAATGACACGCATAGCGGGCAAAAGTTGGTTATTGAGGAAAGCCAACATCTTCTTTTCGTCGGCATAGACAACCTCCTCCAAAGTGTTCTCGTGTACCGTGCCTTGTGCCTTGCTACTGCCATTTTCGGTAGTCATTGTTTGGTGAAGTACGAGTTTGGAGAGTTCTTTGTCTAAGGCTTCAATTTTGCGGTAAAACACTTGGAAAGCATCAGCTTTGCTGTTCTCCTTAATATCTACTTCAGTGCCAATAGGGAAAACGCCATACGAAGCTGAACCCATTTCCTCCAACCACTGGGCAACTTCCTCTTTTACACTATCACTTTGTGAGGCGATTTTAGCTATACGTATAGGTATACCAAAGAGCTCCTCGAACTCGTCCCACGAACCCCACGAATGGCGCTTGAGTATTGCATAAGGAGTCGCCTTTTCGAGTAACCCCGAATGTTTGTAGAATTGTGCTACTAATACTACCTCTTGCACATCTCGTAGGTCTATGCCAGTGGTAGCATCATAGTCCTTGAGCAGTACGTGCTTTTCGGGGATTACCAAGCCCCTATCAATAAGCTCTACGGCTTTGATTTCGCCCTTAGTTACCTCTTTGAGCCATATAGGAGAATGCCCGTGATAGATGCTTTGGTGAGCAAACTCGATCACGTCCTCAAACCATTGTTTATCCTTGATATACTCGGTTAAGGTGTCGTCCTTAATCTCATCGATGGCGATAACGTAGTCCTTATTGGTAGTTCGTAGGGTACGGTTTTCGGTGATCCCTGTTAGGTGTCCATCAAGGAGTACATCTTGGTATACCTCCTCCAAAGGGTAAGTACGAGGGTATTCCACACTATAGCGGGCATAACGTGCCGAGTGCCAATGGTTGAGTTCGGTACGCCATAGCCTGCGTTGTCTTTTGATGATATCCACCATCAGATTGGTTACCTGCTGAATGTTTTGGGTTGTATTTTTGCCCAAATGTACCTTCTTATTAAGTACATTACCACTAAGGGTGACACTCTTTTCTATTCGTTGTTTATGGGGTTGCTTTGCCATTATTTTAATTGATTGAATAAACGGTCTATTTCCTTTTTGACATTGTTGAATAAGGTTTTGGAGTCGCCTATAAATTGTCGCTTAGGCATACCTTTTAGGCCCTCGTTGTGTCTTAGGGCATACTCCTTATGGGTGTAGAATGTAACCTGCATTTTCTCCATACGTGCCATAAATGAGTGTCGTAGCTTGTTGCCTCCTGAGTTGTATCCTGTAAGAATAGCACGTCCTTGGTTACGCTTACCAAAGGGAGTAAGGGTGCCTTTTTTGCCTACCCTATCCGAACGGTAACGAGTAAGGTCTCGCCCTCGTGTATCGGTAGTTTTGCGAGGTTGCCACTTCTGTAAGCCCTCATCATTAAACCCCTCATCTTGGAAGTTCTTTTGAATAAACTTGAGTCCCTCTGTTTTAAGCACAATAGGGATATCCTCTTTCACTAATTGTGCGAGGGCTTCAAGCTTTTTGCGGAGTTCTTGTAAATTGTTATTAGACATAATCACCAATGATTTTTATAGGTTTTTCGCCCTCCGAGCTTCATAAAAGGGGTGGGCGTATCAGGGGTGCCGTCGCCATCGGTGTCTCTTAGGCGCTTGGGTAGGGCGACTTCTATTTCTCCTTTGGCTATCTTTTCAAGCCACAGTATAGCCTCATCATAACGGAGCTTTGCCACTTGGTTGAGGGTTTTAGTTCGTCTTATATAGATTTCATGGATAACAATATCTTTGAGGTACTTCAGTAGTATCTTGCTGCGCTCATCTCCCTCTTTGGCAAAAATAGCTTCGGTATCGTAATACTTATACAAGTAAGAAGCTATTAGGTCTATGCTTTCGGCAATGATTTCGGTTACTATCTGCTCGTCGCCTTGGGTGATAAGGTCTATTACCTCTTTAGTGGCTACGGTTTTGAGTTCTTCTTTGGTTAAATACACGTTACTAATGATTAGTTGTTAATGATTAATGGCTTGCGATTTGCAATCTTCTACCCGTATAGGGGTAGGGTGTTTGCCTATAAATGCGGGTGGAGAAAGTTATGCGATAGCTCATAATGCCGTCATCATTTAAGCGCAATTCCTCCTCTCGCACCTGCTGTACGGGTTTGAACTGCTCGCCTTGTAGGAATTGTATGGTATCGGTGATTTTGTCCAATATATCCAGTTCCATAAGTCCCTCTTCGGGGTCAGCAGTGCCTAAGTGTTGGTCTGTCCAGCCGTCTTTGCAATAGAAGTCTATATGAAACTCACACTCGCCTTCTTGCATGTGCTGTGTCATCGTCTCGTATGTGATAGGCATTACCTGAATGAGTGCAGCTGTCCATATTTCGGGATAGCCGTTTTCGGGGTTATCAAACTGACCACGTTGCAGGTCTATCAACTCAATACCTTCAATGGTAGCAAGGGCTTGTTTTACTTTTACAAATAGTTCTTTTCTTGGAGTCATCAGCATATAATTTTAGAGAATAATAAGGTTATACGTTACGTCTTTTGTGCTTAGCAATAAAAGGTCGCCCGCTTTGTAAAGGGTTTTCGGAATAGCCAAAATACTGTTGGGCAAGGGTAATGGCACGCTCTAAGGTATCGGGGGCGTCATCGTGTGAGGTAGTGCCTTTTTCAAAGGAAAGCACCTGCTTAATAAAAGCGTTGTAGTCACGTTCTGAACGCTTGGGAAGACTCTCGTCCCAGTACAAGATTTTGCGAAAGAGCGCATTGGTAATACCCGCCGAAATACGGTTGTGCTTGTCTCCTTCTTGGTGCAAACCAATAGGGATATTAGGGCAAGCATTGTCCTCTGCACTCTGCATAATAATAGGGGTATAGACGGCTTTCTGCGCCATAGTAGCATCAAAGAATCCCATAGTGTTATAGCCTTTTTTGAGGTACTTCTTTACCCATTGGGCACGTACTTCCATAGCTGCATTAAGTTCACACCTTTGACAGAAGACTTCCAACACATACAGCTTAATACCTTTGATACCAATGAGTACTCCCGCTTTATAGTCCCCCGTAGCGGTATAAGACAAGTCCCAATGGTCAAGCAATCCGTCCCACGCCTCATTATTTGCTATTCGTACTAAGGCAATGTCTTTCGCCTTAAAGAGCTTTCCCTCCTCAATAGGGTTGTTGAAATCTTCGCGCTGTGAGGTATAGTAGTCATCATTCATTAGGATACGAATAATATCCTCCTTTGTATCTCGTTCTTTCCATGAGGGTTCCCACTCCACATCCATATAGTTCTCGCGGGTGATATTTACAGTAGCAAGGTTTGTAACTGAATCGTGCAGATGTGGGCTATCTTTCCACTTGTCATAGAGGTAGTCCAATATGCCGTCTTTGACGATATAGTTGTTATTGATGATAAGCCTTCCTCGCTTGCGGTGAAAAGCCTTCACCAAGTCGCCCGTTATCTTCTTACCGTACTTTTCTATCATATCGGGGCGTTTGGCACGGTCTAAGTCTTCTATATCATCCAAAATAGCCAAGTCGGGTCGATACATACCAAAACGTAACCCTCTGAAAGGTTGGTTAAGTCCCAAGGCCTTGAAGTGCTTGCCGTCTGTAGTCTGAAAGTCACCATCCGACCAATCCCCATAAGAAAGTTGCAAGCCAAAGTCTTTGATAAACTTCTGATTGTTCTCCAAGTGTGCTTGCAAGTCGGATAGTAGTATTTTAGCCAAGCCCTCGTTAGCCCCTATAAGGATAGGAAAGAAAGTAAGGTTGTTCTGTTTGAGATGGCATATATTGCCCACATTGGACTGTATGGACTTACCTGCACCCCTAAATTTCTTTCTGAATTGGCGTATAAACGGGTCCTTGTACAAACGAATATAGTCGTCAATATGAAACTTAGGTGTCTTGGCATCGCCCAAGGGTAACCCACTGTCAAGCCCGAAATAGTAATCGAAAAACTCACCATAGTTTTCGGGTTTTAAAAGTCGCTTGATACGTGCTTCCTGTTCATCTGCTGTTTCCTTTTGGATAGCCTCATAGGTAAGCTCTCGTATCATTTTAGATTTGGCAAAGTAGCGTTCTTTGGCTTCTTTGAGTTCTGTTTTAGTCATCTCCTCGCTGTAATAATTCGGTTATATACATATCAAAGTAAGGGCGTATCTCTTTGATCGTGTTCATATAGGCTTCACGCTTTTTGCCCGTGCTTTGCCCTGCTTTCTCTAAGATAAAATTAGAGAAGCCGTCAAGGCTCTCCATAGTATATACTGCTATTTTATTATGGTCAGTAATGCGGTCAAAGGCGGCAACGATTTTAGTAATATCGTCCGCCTTATAGGGCAAGGGTTCACCCCGCTCAATAGCCTGTGCACACTTGAGGGTGAGTTTGCGAATACTGGAAGGTCTGAGTGTTTGCAGTTCTTTCTCATCGTCCCATTTGCCCTCCTCTCTCCACTTGCCAAGTGTCTTAATGCCTATACCTATCATTTCCGAAATATTGGCGATGCTAAAGCCCTTAGTAAAAAGTTCTTTGCCTTGCGACCTCTTATAATCTGCCTCTATAGCTGTCAATCGTGCCATATCCTATTGTAATAATTCATTCATTTTGTTATTAATCTCGTCAAACTTTTCCACATTGTTAGGGGCGAAGTTACCTGCCCCTGAAGGGGTTTGTATGATAGCTGTTTTAAGCTCATTTAAAAGCTCATTTAAAAGGCTTTTAAAATCTACTTCCCCGCGTTGCAGATGTACCCCCGCTTTGTCTATGGTAAACTGAGTGTCTTCTATTCGTAGGCTCACGCTCTCAATCTCACTATAAGCTACCACATAATAGCGGTTTTCGTCTTCCCCTATCGAAGCAATCAACACACTACTCCCTACCTTTGGGAAGAGGTAAAAACGCTCGGTGTTATCATTAATCACCGAAGCTAAACGCACAGTATATTGTAGCTCATCGTCTTTCACCTCACACGTGCCTTGCGCTTTGTCTACCGATAGCACCTCTACAGCTATGGTAGGGGTTTTGCGTTTGCCTAACTTACGAAGCCCCTCGGCTAATTCTCTATCTATGCTCATAATCGTGCTCCTATGGTTATTTGTCGGCGTGCTCCATTACGACCAAAGGTAGTTTCTACCTTCTTAATGAAGTACCGCTCATCTATTTCTTTCAGTTCTTTATCAATAATATGTGCCTGCATACCACGTGTAGCAAAAGGGACTAAGAAGCTCGTTATAGAGCCATCAAAGCCGTCATATTTTAGTTTTTCCATTTCTGCCCGTGCCATAGCCCGTAATTTAGCCTCATCACTTACCACAGAGGTGTGAAATGTTCTCAACTCACCATCGGGATCACCCTCCTCTACAGTTTTCTTTTTGTTGTTCTTATCTATGTAGGTATATCGTATTTTTAGCTTACGTTCGTCTTTGGTACGATATTCCAAGTCGTTCGCCACAATGTTGTAATTGAGGTCATAGCGTGCTGTTTGCCCTATATTAGTAAGCTCCGAAAGCCCTGCATATAGCTTGCCCTCATCGTTGATAAAGATACTTAGCCTAAATTCCTCTTTGAGTTTATCCAATACCTGCGTACCATTGGCATTACGAATGAGCCATTGGTCTAACTGTATTTGTGGTATATTATCAGCCAAGGCAATAGGTGTATCTTTCACTACCTCTTGCAATACTTCTTTAAGGCTTGTCCTTTGCCACGATTTGTTGATGTTTTTTCGCCTAAGCAAATACATGGCGTCTTCACATTCTATACTTACGGGAATGCTTGGCTTAACCTTCTTTACATAGCCTTCAAACTCTACTCCGCTATATACACCCTCATAGGCAAGGGTAACGCTGACCTTATCGCCCGCTTTGACAGCCTTTTCAGTATAGAGACTATCACCTCCTTTAGCTACTTTAAAGTGGGTAGGGAGTTCTATAGTACAGGTGTCAGCAAGTTCATCTACCGATTTGGTGATCTTCACGCTATGTACTGCCTTAAAGGTATAGTCACCTATCTTTATAATTGCCTGTAATACAAACATTAATATAAGTGGTTTAATTGTGTTCTCTTTTCATCTAATTCGGCATAGAAGTCCATATCTGACACTGCTTTGATGGTGTACTTCTGTATACCTTCCTTGCCCTCCATAGCCTCGAAGCTAATATCTTTGAGTACGATGTTACGAATATCAAAGAGGGTAAAGAGTTTGTTACCTATGACCTCCAAACTTTCGTTTTTCTCAAAGAGTCGGTTAAGGCTCTGCACTTGTGCCGTAGGGAATGAATTGGGATTGTTGGTGTCTATGCAAAGTCCCTTAATGATAATCTGCCAGTCTTCAGTAGCGATATACTCTTTTACTTTACCTCTGCGGTGTTTGCCTACTGTTGCTGTCTCTACAATGGTTTTAGTGAGTGAAAAACTCACCAAAGGTTCGTTTGGGAAAAGCGTTTGTATGCCTGCTTTATCAGCTACTTTTAGGGTCATAAAATACTGACTGCCGTTGCTACGTGCCTCGCTGATATTCGAGAGGCTTGGTAGTACGTATTTTGTTTTGTTATTAGCCCACCACGAAGGAAAGGCTGGGCCTACATAATCCAAAAAAGCCCGTGCGGTGAGTTCTTTGAGGTCAAATTCCATTATACTTCTTTGTTTTTCGTTGCAAAGTTCGTGGTATTGGGGGAAGTAGCGAAATTCTTATACAATGGTTGTACAAAACCAGTACAATAGTTGTACAGAATTAGTACAATGTTTGTATGCCGATTTTCCCCGCCGTAAAACCTGCAATACCTTTGCACCCGAATTGAGGAGATTAACCCAAAGATAGAAGCCAATGAAGCACCAATTTATCATCAATACCGAGAATGTTAATAGCTATGGATACCGTATCCTTACAGAAGGTATTGACTACCAACAATACATGCGCAACCCCGTTGTACTCTTTATGCACGAGCGAGATGGATATGGTAACAAGGGTAGTGAAGTCATTGGACGTTGTACCAAACTATACAAGGAGGGAACTACTCTTATAGCAGAAGTAGAGTTTGATGAGCAAGATGAATTTGCTAAGAAGATAGCTGGAAAAGTGGAGCGTGGCTATATACGTATGGCTTCAATGTTTGCCGAAATCAAAGAAGTATCTGCTGATCCACATCATCTTTTAGAAGGGCAAGTGTATGAAACAGTAACCGCTTGTAAGCTCGTGGAAATCTCCATCGTTGATATAGGGGGCAACGACAATGCCCTCAAGCTATCCAAAGACGGCAAGCCCTTTCAGCTTAAAAAAATAGTAACACATAATACAAATAATATGGATATTAAAGTGATAGCCCTTGCCTTGGGTATGGGCGACAATGTAAAAGAAGAGGCAGTACTTAGTGCCTTACATAACCTCAAAACAGCTAAAGAAAAAGCAGATGCCGAAATAGTAGCTTTGAAAAAGACTATTAACGAAACTCGCACTGCCGAAGCTACAACCTTGGTAGACAAAGCTGTACAATTAGGGCTTATCCCAGAAGCTCTTAAAGAAAGTCAGCTAAAGCAGTTTGAAGCCGATTTTGAAGGACAAAAAGCGGTACTCTCTAAGCTCGTAGCCGACAAAGAAGCCGAGAATACACAGCGGGGAAAGGCTAACGCGGTACGTGAGGTAGTGTTGGGGGCAGGCGCGAAACCAATGGGTACTGCTGATGAGAGTTTTGATTATTTGCAAAAGAAAAACCCCGAAAGGCTTCGAGCTATCCGAGACAAGGAACCCGAAGAGTATGCCCGCTTAGCTAAAGAGTATGCCAATGGGGTGCGCTACACTGGAAAGTAATTTAATAACCCTTTAAAAACAGATTAAAAAGTATGAGATTATCATTAAAAGCATTATTCGTTAATGCATTATTGGCACTTATTGCCTCAATGTTTATTGCACCAATCGTAGGTGCTTCAGTACCCATAGTAGCAACAGCTATTGTAGCGACTTCTACTATAGTTCAATATGTTACTCCCTCTATTTTCAAAGGAGTAGCTATGGTGGGGCTACAGACAGAAGTATGGGTAGCGGGTATCAAAGAAAACCCTATCCCTAATAATTCGTTTGTCTATCAGAGTGTAGACTTGTCGCAATATGTAGAGAATAATAAACTACACTTAGCAGAGGCAGGTGTGGAACCAACGGTACACGAAGACTATTTCGCCTCCTCCAGTTCAGCATTGCCAGTAGCCACTATTGACGATATAGCTAACGAAGTGGTGCTTAAAACCTATTCTACTGAACAAACTCTACACCGTGAATTGCAGGAAATTGAGCTTTCTTATGACAAACGCTCCAGTGTGATACAACGCCACCGTGCTTCTCTTGCTAAGAATTTAGGCAAGCGCGCCGCTTGGGCATGGGCACCACAAAAGGACAATGAATGGAATAAGGTGCTTGCTCTTACCGGTAGCGACTCAATAATAGATGCCATTATTGACCTTAAGCAGTTTATGGAGGAAAAAGACATTGTTGAGGGTGTAAACATCTGCCTCACTCCTGAGCACTTTGCTCGTATCCGTAAAGAGGACAAGCGTCTGTACAAGGATATTATGAACGAAAAACAAATGTATGGAATAAACGTATTCCAATACAGTCAAAACCCACTTTATGATGGCACTACTAAGGAGAAAAAACCTTTTGGATCAGTCAAGGCAAGTAGCGATAAACGCGCTTCTTTTATGTGGGTAACAAGTGAAGTGTTCCGTTGCTTTGGTGATGTGAATATGTACCCGACTCTCCATGATTCAGGTCTACAAGCCGATGCCATCTCTTTTGCACAGCGTGCCTTAGTAGGGGTTATTCGTGCCAGAACACCTAAATATTTAGGAGCTATATTGTAGGAATATAGTAGGGTGAGAGGACGAGTTCAATGGTATCCACACCTCACCCTACTCCTATATTAACTTTAAAACAGAATACAATGACAGCAGCAGAAATAGCAAAACAATATTTTGAAAATAACAAAGAGACAAAAGAGCTTTTTGCCACCTCCGATGGTTTCCTCTTCTTACTAAAGAAAGATGCACAAAACCACGCACAAACCTTAGATGATAGCACCGTGGAGAGCTATAATTCTTCCGACTTATTGGGTGGATCAGATGTATCTGACAATTCGGATGAGGATAAGGGAGAAGGCAGTGATTCTACAGATGTCAATATTTTACAATTAGGTAAAAAGAAATTGGAAAAAACTATCACCTCCATAGAAGATGTAGATTTGTTAGAAACTCTTATCCTACAAGAAGAGAACGAACAAAATCGCTCAGAGGTACTCACTCTTATTGCAGATAGAATAGAAACCCTTAAAAACCAAGCATAATGGCATTACCTAAAGTATTATTTAATATCGCCAGAGACGGACTCGGTAGAACTGCAACTATCCAAAAGACTACAGGACTCATTGCAACGGGAGTAACAGTGAGTGGCAAAGTAGAGCTGGGCAAGTCGTACCAAGTCTTCTCACTCAAAGAAGCTGTAGTTCTTGGAATATCAGAGACTGAAAATGCCTTTGCCTACAAACACGTGAGGGCATTCTATAACCAAGCTCCAACGGGTACTCCTTTATGGGTAATGCTCGTATCGGATGCCACTACTATGACGGCAATGCTTGACAAAGATGGTGTCTTTGCTCCAACTCTCATAGCTGATGCCAGAGGAGCTATCCGTGTACTGGGTGTGGTGAAAAAAGCTACAGGGAGTGAAACCATTACTGCGGGGTTAGATGCTGATGTACAAACAGCTGTGGTAAAAGGGCAAGCCCTTGCTGAGCACTTTGAAAAGAAATATATGCCCTTTAGGGTAGTGGTGTCAGGCAACCGTTGGAATGGACAAGTAGCTGACCTTACTAATTTCTCTGAAAATGAACTTAACAAAGTGGCTTGCTTTATCGCCAATGATGACAAAGAGAAAGATGCAGCTATAGGACTTTTTTTAGGTAAAATCACAAAAATACCCGTACAGCGCAAAATTCACCGTGTGAAAGATGGCAATGTATTGCCCTTAGTAGCTTACTTTACCGACGGCACAACTATAGACAGCAAATCTGACCAATGGGATGCAATAGACGATAAAGGATATATCTTTTTCCGCACTTTCGTAGGTCGCTCTGGTTATTATTTTTCGGGCGATAATACGCTAACTAAGACCACTGACGACTTTAAGAGCCTTAGCAACGGCTTGGTAATGGACAAAGCAATGCTCCTAAGTTATGGGGTATTGGTAGAGGAACTCAGCGATGAGGTATTACTATCTAAGGATGGCAGTATTCACCCTGCTATTATCAAGAGTTGGCAAACCAAACTTGAAAGTACTCTACAAAGCCAAATGGTATCGCAGGGCGAACTTTCGGCAGTAAAAATTGATATAGACCCCACACAACGTGTGTTACAAACAGGTAAAGTGGTGATAGGCATCAAACTATTACCTGTGGGCTATGCTGACTTTATAGAGGTAAATATTGGCTTTACTACAACAATTACCTCCTAAGGTAATTAATCATTAATAATTAATCATTAGAAAAAATGGCAACATTCGATAGCAAACAATATTCGTGGTGTGACATCTCTATCGCTTTTGGGGGGCGTATCCTTATAGGAGTTACAGAGGTGGAATATACCGAAAAGCGTGAGAAATCCTTGCTTTATGGTAGAGGTTGCAAACCTCACGGAGTAGCGGCAGGAAACCGTAGTTATGAGGGTAAAATGAGCCTTTGGCAGAGTGAGCTTGAGGCAATGACCCGCGATGCTCCCAGTAAAGATATACTAGGGCTTAGCTTTGACCTTGTCGTTTCTTATGTTCCTTTAGATGGTGGACAGATAGTAACTGACATTCTAAGGCATGTGGAGTTTACCGAGGTGAAAAAAGGAATGAAGCAAGGTGATAAGAATATGATTGTAGAGTTACCTATTATCTTCATCGATGTAGATCGTCAGTCATAATAGGTAGCACCCAAAGGCAATTAAACAATTTTTAAAAACTATTTAAATGATAACTAAAGAACAAATCCAAGAATGGAAAAAGCAATACAAAGACATCTTTGTAATTAGTGTAGAAGACAAAAAGGTATACTTGCGTACCCCCGACCGCAAAACCCTTAGCTATGCTTCAACCTTGGCAACCAAGGATCCTCTAAAATTCAATGAGGTAATTCTTGACAATTGTTGGTTGGGTGGTGATGAAGAGATAAAAACAAACGATGAGTTGTTCCTCGCCGTAAGTAGCAAACTACCCGACCTTATACAAATTAAAGAGGCTACTTTGGAAAAGCTCTAAGTGATACGAAAATAGACGAGGGAAGGGATTGGCTTCGTATCACCAACGCCTCACTGCGTTATTATATGCACATTGCCAATCCCGACGACCTCTCCGATACCCAGTGGGCTATGCGAGTAAAAGAATTAGAATGGCTTAGGCAAAAGGAGAAGGAAGAATATAGGTAGTATAGGTAGTTTGTTGTTGTCTTTGTCTTTCTCGTTCTTTTGCTTGCTCTGCTCCTTTGGAGAGCATAAGGGCAAGTATTGCTACAAGAAAAAAGAAAACTGCACTAGCAATAGCCGTGGTGGTGTATCTTCTTTTAGTAGAGGGATCTTTCTCAGTAAAAGCCCTATAGGTAGCATAGAAAGGCACACAAAAAAGGGCAGCCCCATAGAAAAATCCAGCACCAACTAGGAGCAATAAGCCTATAGAGGCAAGGATGTTAAAGAAAAACAATAAGACTCTCATGGCAAATATTTTAGAATATACATTAACACTTAAAGATTTAGTCAGTGCAAAGTTACAAAAAATTGGCGTAACTAACGACACTATGCTGGATAAATTTGGCGAGCTACAGGCAACACAAGCAAAAGTGACCAAAGGCTTTACCCAGATGGGGACTTCAGTACATACTTTGCAACAGAAAATTGCCTTACTCAAAGCCGAAAGAGACTTATTGCCCGTAGAAAACTTGGCCGTTATTCGCAAGTACAACAGCGAGATAAAAAAGTTAGAGCATAGTATTACCAAATTGCAAACCCTCAATGGTAGTAAAATAAAGACATGGTTTTCCGAAGCCCTAAACAGCCTGCCTGGAATAGCTACTAACCCTCTTATATTGGCGGGAGCCGCAATAGGGGGAAGTATCAAAAAGGGGATGGAAGCTGACTTACAACAAGCCAATATCACCACTTTGCTTCGCGGCGATGTAGAAAAAGCTAAAGCCTTATATGCTCAGCTCTCTGATTATGGAGTAAAAACACCCTACGACAAGGCAGGGCTTATTGAAGCACAGAAGACAATGATGTCTTTCGGGCTTTCCTCTGAGTTTGCTTTTGGCAAGCTCAAGAACATAGGCGATATTGCTATGGGTGACGCGCAGAAAATGCAAAGCCTATCACTTGCTTTTGCACAAGCTACCTCAGCAGGCAAGCTACAAGGACAAGACTTAATGCAGATGATTAACGCAGGCTTCAACCCCTTGCAGGTGATAAGTGAACGTACGGGTGAGAGTATGGCACAGCTCAAGGAGCGAATGAGCAAAGGAGGTATTTCAGCACAGGAACTCGCACAAGCCTTTGAATGGGCAACTGATAAACAAGGGCTATTCTACCAAGGTGCAGAAAAAGCGGGACAAACCCTTAGCGGTAAGTTTAATAAGATGATGGATTCTATCACCGAGCTTGCTCTAAAAGTATACGAAGCTATTAGCCCTATGCTTGGCCCTTTGGTAGACTTTATGTCCGCCGTCTTTGAGAGTATAGGGGGAGGTGTAGGTTGGCTTATTCAGAAGTTTCAAGAAGGGAATCCCGTTATATGGGGTATTGCAGGAGCTATAGGCATATTCACCACAGCATTGATACTACACAATACCTATACAGCTATTGCTACAGCCTGGCAAAATAGGCTTACCTGGGCAGTCATTAAGACGAATCTTGCTTTCTTAGCTAACCCTATTACATGGATAATTGCAGGTATTATTACCCTTATAGCCATAATTGCCTATTGCATTGTAGGGGTAAGTGGATGGGGTAAGGCGTGGGAATATACCGTGCAAGGTATGAAATACAGTTGGGAAGCTTTTATCCTTACTTATCAGGCTCATTGGAACACTGCTGTCAATGCTTTTATGGCGGGAGTAGATGCTTGTAAACTTGCTTGGTATAAGTTTAAAGAAGCCGTTGGCTTAGGCGATAGTTCCGAAAACCAAGCAATGATCAGTAAGATACAAAACGACTTGCAGGAGCGTGCCAAATCGGTAACAGAGGGCTATAAAAAAGCAGGCGAGGCAGAGGCTAAAGCTAAGGAAGCACTTGGCAAAGCGTGGGACTCCTTAGAGTTTAAGAGCTTTAAGGAAGTAAAAGACGGACTAATGGGCAAGTTGGGTATGAAAACTGAAAGCAGTCCCACGCCAGGGATAAGTCCTATTACGGGAGACATTACAGCTACCACGGGAGAAGGAGCTAAAACTAAGGACAACATCGTATCAGGAGGTACCCGACAAACGCATATTAATATACAGATAGGCAATGTAGGCACTGATACTAAGGTATATGTATCATCTGTCCGTGAAGGAGTAGAGAATTTTGGAGCAATGGTGAAGGAGGAACTACTTAGGGCTATCAATAGTATAAACCAGTTACAGACAAACTAATGAAAGATATACTTATAGATGATAATAATGATTTGTGCCTATTATCAGGTGATTTTGAGGTGGGGGACTCTGATAACCAACAACAAAAGGCTATACTCACTACTGAAAAGGGAGAATGGAAAGAACACCCAGAAGTAGGGGTAGGTATAGCCCAAATGCTCGCCGATGACCTCTATACCGAAGTACTCATCGAAATAAAGAAACAATTGGAGTATGATGGTATGCAGATTAATGATGTAGCCCTAAAAGAGGGCAGCAAGTTACTAATTGATGGACAATATAATTAATCTATGGCACTAAACAAAGAACAACTCAAACAAGGCATTATCCGACTACAACAAGATATGCTTATCAAATCCGAACCGAGTATGGAAGAGTATGCTGAGCGCTTAGCAAGCCTTATTGACACCTTTGTCCGTAGTGGTGAGGTAACGGTGCAAGCAGGAATCACCCTACAAGCGGGGGCTTATACGGGAGCTACTACCAGTGCAGGAACGGGGACAATAAGCTAAAAAATAAACTAACAATGATGATATCACTCAATTACATTTTACAAGGATTTGGATTTAGGGATAGCAAAGACTTCCTGCACTCCTCCTTTGGTCACACTTTTTCAATGCTCTTTATAAAGATGGACGTAATACTCTCCTTTCTGTTTGCCACTGTGCATTTTCTATTTGGTTTCAATCACTTATTTCTTACCGCTTATGTGGTATTGCTCGTATTTGAATGGATTACGGGTGTACAGGCCTCCCGTAAGAGAGGCGAAAAGCACGAGAGTAGAAAGTTTGGACGTATGATCCTAAAGATAGCCACCTACTTAGTACCTATCTATATACTGCATACCTTTTCGGCTAATGTAGAGTTTCCAAGTCTTGGGGGCTTTGAGTTTGACCCCTTCCACTGGCTTTATTGGATAGTACTTATAGGGATTATATGGCAATTAGTAGTGAGCCTATTGGAAAATTTAGATTGTTTAGGCTTTCGCTTTGCGAAGGTGCTGCTCAAGATAATCAATAAGAAGTTTTATAAAACTTTTGAATTAGATGACAATAACAGTCCTACATAACCAATCACTCCTTGACCTCGCCCTGCAACATACAGGTACCATTGAGAGTATCTTTGAGTTGGCTGTACTGAATGAAAAGAGCATTACCGACGATATGGTGGCGGGTGCCCCCCTTAATGTCTCTCCTCTTTCAGCAGGAGCAAGAAACAAAGATATATTAGCCTACTATACCGCAAAGAACATCCAGCCTGCTACAGCTTTTACCAAAGAAGACAAGCAAGTCTTGGAACGCCTTGAAGGTATCAGCATTTGGGCGATTAACCTTGACTTTGTAATAGGGGGCTAACTACTGACAACTAACCACTAACAACTGAACAATGGCACGAAGCATACAAGAAATACAAGAACTCATCTACCAGGCCAAGACTCAAGAGCCTGCCCTTAATGAGCTTAATAGTACCTCCAAAGTAGCTATATGGCGCTTGTGGGTCTATATCATCTCAGTAGCAATATGGAGTTTAGAGAAGCTGTTTGACCTACATAGGGCAGATATAGACATACGCCTTGCCGAGCTTACCCCTCACACTGCTCGTTGGTACAGAAGTAAAGCCCTTGCCTTTCAGTACGGCTTTGACCTTTTGCCCGACAGCGATAAGTTCAACAATACAGGACATACTGAGGAGCAAATAGAGGCAAGTAAGATAGTCAAGTACTCGGCTGTGGTGGAGAGTGAAGACGGCCGATTGATTGTAAAAATAGCGACGGAAAGTGGTGGGCGCTTGCAGCCCATTACCGAAGACCAACACAATGCTTTCAAGGGCTATATAGCTGAAATAAAAGACGCAGGCGTGCGAGCTACTGTGATTAACTACCTGCCCGACAAATTGGTGCTTAGTTTAGACGTGTATTATGACCCGCTTGTCTTGGATAGCAATGGTATGGATATACTCTCTGCCAAACTCCCTGTTAAGGAGGCTATAGAAACCTACCTCAAGCACCTACCCTTTAATGGTGAGCTGATTGTAGCACATCTTGTCGACGCCTTGCAGGCTGTCAATGGGGTCAAGATCCCTCATCTTCGTGAGGTGAAAACGGCTTGGATAGACCCTAATACCCATGGCTATGGTGCTTTTGAAAACATTGCCGTGTCCCAAATACCTTACAGCGGCTACTTTGAGGTAGATTGGAATGCATCACGGATACGTTACATTGCTAAATAGTAAGGAATATGAGAATCTTTCAATTAGACATAGAGAAACTAACACTACTGCTTATCCCTACTTTCCTGCGAAAAGCTAAATTAGTAGGCTGGATGAGAATGTTAGTAGCTCCCATAGGGAGGTTGCATTATGACTTTACCCTTAAGAGAGCCGCCGACATTCGGAAATTGTCGCTCAACGGACAGGTATGTTACCTACGCAAGGCTCTTAATGATACTTTTGACCCAGTTCTTAGGCGTATCCGTATCCTTGATGGTAGCCAGTACCAAAGCCAATATATCTATACCGAAGCCGAGCGCAAGCCTAAGTTCTTAGGTACTCTATACCTCCACCGAAGTGTAGATTATGCCGACACTGGGGTTGATTTTATCGTCAAAGTACCCCAAGAGGTATGGGACACACAGAAAACACCCACCTCCGAGATAGGTCGATACCGTTTCTTTGAAATGGAAGCCCTAATTGACTTTTATAAGCTCGCCAGCAAACGTTATATGATTGCCTTATAGATTAACCAACTAATCACTAACAACTAAACAAAATGAACATTATCCATTGTAATCAAGCGGGAGGTTTTCCTCTAACTACCGAAACACTCAATTACTTGCAGAACGCCTATAAGATATTCAATGCTATCAGCGGGCTAACGGGCGACTTGGCCATTGTATCAGGTTGCCAACAAGTGGGCAATACCATTAGCGATGGTGTGGTGTGCATAGAAGGGGAACTATATCCTTTTGAAGGAACTACCATAGGTGCTACTGTCTTTATCAAAGAGACCCAAACCCCACAGACCTTTGAAGATGGCTCGTCAAAGAATGTCTATATCCAAAAGGTAGCTACCTTTGGCAATAGCTCAAGGACGTATCCATGGTCTAGCTTCAAGCGTATTTTGACCAACCAACAAATAGAACAACAAACCTTTTCCGATGACAACTCTGTCCTTAAGCGGTTGGAGAAATTGGAAAATAGGGTAACCAAGACAATTCCTATAGGATTGGTAGCTATATGGGGCAAGCCTGCTAATGTCCCCATACCTGAAGGTTGGCGAGAATATGAGCCTCTTAGAGGTAGAATGCCTATAGGAAAGGTAAATGACTTATTAGATGATGCCTATTTAGCTTCTTGGAATCTACATCAGATAGGTTATGCAGGAGGTGAATATGAACACAAACTCACTATTGAAGAAATGCCAAATCATAATCATGGCGTCATTCATAAAGTAGCTAATGTAAAATATGGTGGTAGTGAACAAGGAGAAAGGCCTTTATCTATATATGGTGATAATGAAGCAATATCCGACCACCCAATTACATATGTAGGTGGTAACCAACCCCATAACAACATGCCACCTTATCGTGTGATCCAATTTATTGAGTTTGTAGGATTTAATTAGTAACCAAAAAAAGTAATTTTATATGACACCAAAAAGAACACTTAAAAAATGGTTTTCAAACTTTATGAAACCTGCGCAAGAGCACTTCGCTGCTTGGATTGACAGTTACTGGCATAAAAGTGAGCAAATTCCAATGAGTAACATTGAGGGGCTTAACAGAGCCATTGAAAATACCGCATCGGCGGGGCAGCTGCTCAACCACATCAATGACTCTGACGCTCACAGTAGACTTTTTAATCAGAAAGTGGATAAGGAAGTCGGAAAAGGGTTATCAGCTAATGACTTTACCAACGAGCACAAACAAAAGCTGGAGAGTCTACAACCTACTGACACTTCTGCTTTTCTACCTAAAGGAGGGTATGAGGGTACAGGACAGGCCCTAAAGATCCTTATTGACCAACTCGAACAAAAGATAGCAGCTATTAGAGAAACCTTAACCGTAGATGACACAGCGTTAGACACCTTGCAGGAGATTATCACTCAAGTGAAAGCGAATAAAAACTTAGAGGCTTTGCTGTCTGGGAAAGTTGATAAAGCAGGGTATTTTGAGCAACTAAAGAAGCTGCTTGAAATAGCTGAAAACGACACTGTACATATGACTTCCGATAAGTCCATACGTATAGCTGGAAAAAAATATATGTCAATAGGATCATCTGAAATTCTTGCTTTAGAATCTGACGATGGTGTGTATATACGAAGAAGTATAGGAGGCCCTGTACAAATTTTGCAAGGATTGGCCGAAACTATACTTTTTCAAGCAGAAAAAGAATTTGATCTTTACTCCAAAGAAAATGTAAGCCTTAGAGGAAAAGAAACAACCATTACGGGAGATGTTGTGAGGATACATGGGAAGTCAATAGAAATCGCCCCTAACGTTTTAATAGAGGGAACAAATGTTTTAGAGAAATTTAACAGTATAGAAAGAAGATTAGACGCAATAGAAATGTTTCTAAGTCATCAAGGTTTTGGAACCCCATAAGAGACTAGGCAAGTTTTTTGATCTTACTGTTTAAATCTTTGAGATAAATCTACAAAAAGAAAAATGATGATACAAATACCTATTAAAAAGAGCAAGCGGGGCATCAAGTACCTCGTTATCCATTGTTCAGCTACGCCTGAGGGGCGTTCGCACAATGCGAAAGACATAGACCTATGGCATCGCCAGCGTGGGTTCAACGAGATAGGTTATAATTACGTAATCCTCTTGGACGGCACTATAGAGCAGGGCCGTGATGTCGACAAGATACCCGCCCATGTTGAGGGGCATAATAAGGACAGCATAGGGATCTGTTACATAGGTGGAATCGACAAGAATACTCTCCAACCCAAAGACACCCGTACACCTGCCCAAAAAGAAGCCCTTATAAAGCTCCTTAAGGAACTCAAGAAGTTATACCTCGATGCCGTGATACAAGGGCACCGAGACTTTGCAGAAGTAAAAAAGGCATGTCCTTGCTTCAATGCTAAAGATGAGTATAAGGATATTTAATTGTAAATAATGAAAAATGAGAAAGATTTTGTATTTACTATTAACACTTTTGTTACTGACTGGTTGCAAAAGCAAAAAATCAAACCGAACCGAGCACAGAGAAGAGCAAAAGAGCGAAATAAAGGAAACCAAAGACAGTTCTATACAAGTAGAGAAGTCCCAAAAGGTAAGCACTTTTGAGGTGCAACAATCGCAATTGTATGAGGTTACTCTTGAGAGCGAGAAAGACAGTGCAGGAAATGCCAAGGAGTTGGTATATTACCGCATACGAGATGGCGACAGTGAGACCATAAGAGTACGAAACGGAAAGGTTACCCTTAAAACCATAGATAACATTTATAAGAGCCTACAGCAGGCTGATAGTACTCTTGTTATAAATAATCAGATAAGTCAAAAATCCGAAGTCAAAAACCAATACCTACAACAATCTAAGCAAGTACAAAAAGAGGTCAAAAAAACACCTTTCGCCTTTATTATAGGCGCTTTGATACTCGGCGTAGTTGCTTGGATATTGTGGAAATTAAAGCCGTTTCGGTGAAGTTTAAACAGCTTTTAAAATGCTTTTAAAGCCTGCTAAAATAGGAGGATAGGCAGTAAAAAATGTCCTCCGCTTTTAAACTTTCCCCAAAGTATTAAAATAAATAGCCATACGACTAAAACGGAGGACAATATGTCTTCTTTCGTCGTATGGCTATTAATACTTTGGGGATTGCAAAAGTACAACTATTTTCTAAATAATCAAAACCATACATGGCAAAATTCAATTATAAAGAACAACACGCTATTATTATCAAAGTAAGTAGCGAACAAGAGCAAAAAGAACTATTTGAGAAACTCCAAAAAATGGGGTTCACTAACCTTAAAGTAGTAAGTGTATAATGGAAATCAAAATCAAACACACCAGCGAAAATTTTAAAACCTTTCGCGCCGAAAAAGTAAAGTCCCTTTTCAATGCTGAAAATGGGCATACGTGGGAACATACAGCCAACCTGCCCATTGAAGACGAGGGGTGGCAAATAGGGCTTATTGTTGGCCCTTCAGGAAGCGGTAAAACCTCCATAGGTAAACAAATATGGGATAGCGGCATTACCAACCTTACCGCGGGTTGGAACCCGAACCTACCTATTATTGAGGATATTGCCCCCAACAAGTCAATGAACGAAGTAACCTCTGCTCTTTCCGCGGTTGGTCTTGGCAATGTACCTGCCTGGTTGCGCCCGTTCAACGTCCTTAGCAATGGTGAACAGTTTCGTGCTGGCCTAGCGCGTCTCATTTGTGACGCTCCTGATAGGGTAATAGTAGACGAATTCACCTCCGTTATAGATCGACAAATAGCCAAGATAGGAGCTTCGGCATTTGCTAAAGCATGGAGGCGTGAGCCTAATAGGCAAATCATTCTGTTATCCTGTCATTACGATATAATCGAATGGCTACAACCCGATTGGGTGTATGATACGAGAGTATCGGAAGTAAAAAAAAAGTCCAAAAACGACCTCCTATTGAACTCCAAATTTGGAAGACAAACGGAAGTTATTGGCAATTTTTTAAAGAGCATTACTATTTAGACCTACCACACCCACCCTGTGCCGAATACTTTGTTGGAACGGTCAATGGCGAACTTGTTTGTCATGTTGCCGTTGTCCCACTATTTACGGCTAATGCGTATCGTGCTACCCGTTTAGTAGTAATGCCCGAATGGCAGGGTGCAGGTGTAGGTACACAATTCCTCAACTTTGTAATGCAGTATCATTTAGAAGGTAATGGACGTTGTAATCGCAAGCTACACACCTTTTTCCATACTTCACACCCTCAACTATGTAACTATCTGCGCCATTCTAACAAATGGGAACAAACCTCCGCTAAATTACATGGAGATAATAAAGCCCGAAGTCAGGCTTCGTTGGAGAAATCTAAAAAGTCTACTTCAGATAAAAGATTAGTCGGGGCAGGTTATGGAGGGCATTTTAGAGCCGTACAGGCCTTTAAATACTTAGGACAAATAACAGAAAAATCAACAGAAGACAATAATAAAAATGACACAAAAATTTAAAGTATTTATTAGCGGACAAAAGTATTTTGGGCAGAAAATACTATCCCTATGTATCCATAAAGGTTATCAAGTAGTAGGCGTTTGTTGCCCAATAGATGATAAGTACATAGGGCGTTTGGCAAAGCTACACAACATACCTATATTACCGTCGGGAATGCTCTCCTATGACACTATGCCCGCGGATGTAGATTTAGGTATTACCGTCCATTCCTTTGACTATATAGGAAAGCGTACTCGTTACAAAACCCGTTTAGGGTGGATAGGATATCATCCTAGTCTTTTACCCCGACATCGGGGGCGCTCGGCCATTGAGTGGGCTATTCGAATGCGTGATATAGTAACAGGGGGGAGCGTGTATTGGCTCAATGCGGGCATAGATAGAGGTGATATATTGTGCCAAGACTGGTGTTGGATATCGCCTAAGCTATACACCAAATCACCCAAAGACGCCGCCAAAGAACTATGGCAAAAGGAACTATTACCGATGGGCATACGTCTAATGGATAAGGCTCTCACCGAGGTAGCCAGTGGCAAGATCACTAAAATACCCCAACGCAAAGATGTAGACACCTTTGAACCTTGTACCGAGATAAAAGACATCTACAAGCCCGATTTGCTAATGCTATCTGAAAGGGTATAAAAAAACACGGATATGTAACGCACATATCCGTGTTTTTCACTACTTTTGCCCTGCACTATTTTCGCTCAAAAAATGTACTTTTCATTTTGAAAAAATGTACATTTCGTTTTGCCGATTATACTTGGCAGTAATGAATTTTGTCAATGCCATTGAGAAAATCCCTGCAATGATGGAAAAGGAAGAAAAAGAGATTGCCCTTATCCAAAA